CGGCGTCGAAGTTACCCCCAAGGTAAAGTCAGCATGGGTGTCGCCGCGCACCTCGAGCAAGCGCACGGGGTCACCTTCGCCCTTGATGTTCTTGGCCATGCCGTCGCGCTCGTCGACAATGGCGAGCCCGGCCGGATCGGACTTGAGCTGATTGGCGGAGCCAGCCCAGGCGAGACGAACCGGCACGCCAGAGACGATCTTGCGGGTCTTCTTGTTCTTCTTCCCGCGTGCCAGCTTGACCGACAGGCTCTTCGAGCGATTGAGCGCATCGTCGAACCGTGGCTCGAACTGGTCGGTGACGAAGTTGCGATCCGGCCCGGCATATATGACCGGTACCGGGCGCTGATCGAGCCGCGACAGCACCACATCGATGATGCTGTCGGTCTTGCCCATCTGGCCCCCACAGACGAAGACAACCGTATTGTAGTTCGGATCATCGAACGCCCGCATGAACGGGATCATGTAGGGCGTCAGCGCCGGGTCCTTCGGGCCCGGCCTGCCGGACGACAGCGGATAGACCCGGTTGTCCCGCGCCCAATCGTCAGGCGGCCTCTTCCTCGTCGGCCGCAGGATCGTCACGGCCCGGTTGGAAAGTGGCCCCAAGTTTTTCGATGCTGTCGGCCACCTCGGCAAGCGCCTCATCCACTTCTCGCTGCAAGGCCGCTCGCTGCTCGATGTTGCGGGTGAACCGCGCAGGAATCGCGTTGACGCGCGCCACCACCGCGCCTGCGACTTCATCAACCAGCGTCATGGCTTCGGCGAGCGGAACCAGTTCGCGCTCGGTCTGCGCCACCGCGAGTTCCTCCTTGCGGGCCCGAATCTCTTGCAATCGCGTGTGAGCGGCGGTCTTGGTCGCGCGGCGGGCTTCATCCTTGAGAAAGCGGATGTAGCCCTGCACGACATCGACCACGCGGTAGCGGCCGCGCTCGGTCTTCGCGATCCAGCCGTCCTTGGTCAGCCGGCGAACCCATTCCGGCGTGACCATCAGCAGCTTGGCGGCAACGTCGATCGTGATCATCCGGGCGGCCTCGCTGCCAGGCAGCGGCTCCGCCGGTGTTCCTGCTCTCGGACTTCGGGCCATTGTATCGCGATGCCGGCTCCGCAAATCGATGATGGCTATTGGAACTGCAGCGCAGCCCGATACGGCAGCAGGCTTGCCAGAGCTCCAACTGGCCTGAAGAGACGAGATTGGAAATCGATCGAGGCCGCGGCGAAGCTGTGACCGTCTGCTACCATCTCCTCCATGAATGACAGCGGCGTAGGATCGGGATTTTCCATCGTACCGATCACCGTGTCGAAATCGAAAATGATCTCTGCATCGAATTTACGGGCGAGTTGCTGCATGCGCTGATTTTGCGGGAGGCATGCGACGTGCAGATGCTTGATGAAGCGGTTGCGCGCGGCCAGCCGGGTGCGTTCAAGCAAGGCTGAACCGATCCCGCGGCTCTGCCACGGTTTCTCGATGCTGAAGGCAGCCTCGGCCTCACGCCGATCAAACGGACGGATAATGCGCAGATCGGCCGCACCGCGGAGCACTCCATCCACGAAGAAGCCGTGGAGGATCACATCGCCGCCATGCGCTGTTTCGGCATAGCTCCGAATGGTGTCGTCGGCGATGCTGCCGCAGAAACGATTGCGGCGGCTTTCTGCGTCAAGTCGAAGCAGATGGTCGCGATAGGCGTTTGTCTCAACATCCCACAGCTTCCGGATCACGCCGCCTTCGATATAGGCCTGATGCATCAGGGTCCTCCGCAAACTCGTATGCGTTTCCCTGAGCGCGTCCCCCTCGGACCGGATGATCGTGCATCCGATTTCTCGAATCGCATGTTGCAGCGCAGCGTGCATATGCGAGCACGTTTGCCAATCCGCAAGGGCGTCGCACTCAGCTTTCGTCGATCATTCGATGATCGGCAGGCCCGCCAGAAAGCACTTCCATGATCTGCTTATCGACTTGGCTTCCCGCCCAAATTGAGCGTGTATGCGATCACGTCGCCTGCGCTCCCCAACAGCCCCGTCCCAGGTTCTGGCCGGCGGGGCTCGGGGCAGTAGCGGGGCCGCGATGGTCGCGGCCCTCCTGCTTACGGAGCGCAACCATGCCTCAACTGTCCGATTCCGAGCTCGTCGTTCTGACCGCCGCCTGCCAGCGTCCCGACCGCTGCGTTTTCCCCGTCACCGCCAAACTCAAGGGCAATGCCGCTGGCAACGTGCTCAAGAGCCTGCTGAACAAGGGTTTGATCAAGGAGGTCCGCGCCAAGCGCGCCATGCTGCGCCGGGCGAAGGCGGCCACCATCGACGAGATCGCCGAAGCGCTGTCGTGGCAGGCGCATACCGTTCGCGGCGCGATCGCCGGCGCGCTGAAGAAGAAGCTCGGCCTTGATGTCACCTCGGAGAAAGACGAAAAGCGGGGGCGGGTCTACCGCATAGCGGACTGACTCGTATCGACTCGGGCACCGCTGAGTTGTGCCTTGTTGATCTCCCGCGTAGGTATCAGAGCAGAGACGTCTGACGGACGACGTCCATGCGGATCACGCCGTTGATCAGCCAAGTGTCGGGATAAAGTGAATGCGTTCCCATAGCGAGCAACATTCCTCGCGTTGGATACTCTTCACCGAAGACACGAGTCATATCTGCGAGGGCACGGGCCTCACCGTACAATTTGGCCCAATTGAAGAACGTCGCCTCGATTTCCCAATCCTGGCAGGTACCTTCCCGCAGACCATCATCGATCCTGTATCGATACCGAAAATGATATGGGCACGGCTGGTAAGGGGTCACCTGCTGGGCAAAATGATCTGCCTGAGCGCGAATCGTCTCAAACCGCTGCGCCTCCTCAGCCAAGTCGTTCTTGCTCTTCCTCTCGTACTTGAATTCGAGGATCTCTGCCCTGAGAAGCGCAAGACTCCTACCGGCCTCACGTTCGCGAACAAGGCTAGTCACAATCGAATTGGCAAGGAATCTCTCGCGCTCCGATTGCTTCAGCTTCCCGACGATCTCTATCGACTGCTGATCAACACGCCGACTTTCCGGCCGCGGATCGTCATTGGGACGCCGCCACTTGAATTTGATGCGATCCCAGCGTCCGAACTTCTGGCCATCGTCCAGCATCCGGAATGACACGGGATAAAGCCGGAGCCACTGGCCATAGAGGTCAATGCCGGCACAACAAACGGTCTCACCGTGCCGCTGCCCAACCTGCGGAGCAGCTTTGATAATGACGATCGCTTCTGTGCTACCCGATGAGGTCGAGAGCTCTATCATGTGAGCGCTTGCGCCGTTTGTGGTTATTCCTCGTCAGAGGCGATTGGATGCCGAGATGAACAAGTTCGAAACCACTCCGGAATGCCATTTCCTCAGCAATCATGCAGCGATGGCAAAATCTATGGTCGCGCTCGAAGCACAGGAGACAAGCGCTCTGTTTGGAAGCTGCCTCAATACCCCGGATCATATCCACCTGAGCGATCTCGCTGCGAAGATGAGCAGCAAAGATCCGCCGAAAATCCTTGAACCGACCTTCGCGAGCAGCGATGCGGCCAAGTTTAGGATCACCAAGCCCCTTGAGGTGCAAGTATCCGATGTTACGCGTCGCAAGCACATTTGCGAGAACCGTTTTCGAGAAGCCAGGTTTTCGAGAAATTGGCACGTCACGCACGTCAATCAGAAGATTGATCCCAGCTGTCTCCAGCGTGGCGAGAAAATCGCCGATAGAGCGCCCCTCGTAGCCGATTGTATGCAGCGCCGGTGACGTCATTGTCCCCCGAATCCCATCGCTCTGGTTACCTTCTTAAGAACAGGGGAATGCTTAACAATTCCTTTTTTATGCTTTGAGAGAACGATCAGCCATTCTTGTCCCGCAACGCGATCTTGCCAGTGTATTTTCTGCCAACGCTGAATGGTCACGTCGACGTACTTAGGATCGAGTTCGATCACTCGTGCCCGTCGCTCGGTACGCTCGGCCGCTATGAGCGTGGTGCCCGAGCCACCAAATGGATCGAGCACGATGTCCCGGCTCTTGGATGAGCTGCGAATTGCCCGCTCGACCAACGCGACCGGCTTCATCGCGGGTGCAGATCGTTTCGCGCGGGCTTGTCGAAAAACCAGACGTCGCCCTGGGCGCGGTCGCCGCACCAATAGTGATCGGCGCCCTGCTTCCAGCCGTACAGGATTGGCTCGTATTGCCGCTGATAATCCGAGCGACCGAGCGTGAACGTGTTCTTCGCCCAGATTACGAAGGTCGACCACTTGCCGCCGGCCTCGCGGAACGCGTGCTGCAGGGTGTCGAGCTCCGACGACGACATGCACATGTACACCGCGCCCTTGGTCACGGTGAGGATGTTGACACACGCGTCGTAGAGGAAAGCGCCGAACTCTTCGCCAAGGGCATCATTCAGGATGGGGCGCCTCTTGCCCCGCTTCTTGTCCTTGGTCGAGTAGTTCACGTTGTACGGACTGTCGGTGAAACACATGTCGGCGAGTTCCCCGCCCAGCACCTTCTCGACATCAGCCAGGGCCCTGGCGTCGCCGCAGAGCACACGATGCTCGCCGCAGAGCCACAGATCGCCGGGACGGCTGATCGGTTCGGTCGGTGGCTCGGGTGCCTCGTCGGGATCACCATCCAACTCGGACTCGACGACGAGTAGCCTGTCGAGTTCGTCCCGATCAAATCCGGTAAGCGCCAGATCGAAGCCGGCGGACTGCAGGTCGCCAAGCTCAAGCCGCAGTAATTCCTCGCTCCACTCCCCGGATTCC